TTAATAACATAGCAATTGGAGTTACTACACCAGCAGCAGGTCTTTTTTCATCCCTGACAGTTGATAATATTGGAGCAAATGGAAACGTAATTTCAACAATTACTGGCCCTCTTCAATTAAGTTCTGCTTCAGATGGTGACCAAACAACTGAAGTTTTAGAAAATTTAAGCATTGCTGGAAATCTTACAGTTACTGGAAATATAAATCAAAGTGGTACTTTTCAACTGTCTGGTACAAACGTTACATCAAGTGCTGCTGAATTAAACGTATTAGATGGAATTACCTCTACAACTGCTGAATTAAATATTTTAGATGGTGTAACTGCAAACGCTACTAACATTAATATTGTTACTGGTATGTCTAAACAGACAACCATTAGTGATAGTGATACTGCATTTCCCACCTCTGGTGCTGTTGTAGATTACTTTGCCGCTAGAAATATTGGTGATTTAGCTAATGTAGATACAACAGGTGTTGCAGATGGCAAGATATTAAAATATCAATCTTCAAGTAATAAATTTATTATTGCTGATGATACAGCAGCTTCTAATAATGCCTTTACAGGGTTATCTGACACACCTGCAAACTTTACAGGTGCAGCTAATAAAACACTAAAAATAAATGCTGCTGGTAATGCTGTTGAGTTTGTTACAGTAACAACTCCTAGTGGAAATATAGTAGATGATACTTCCCCTCAATTAGGTGGGAACCTAGATGTAAATGGTAAAGATATAGTTTCTGTTTCAAACGGCAATATCAAATTAAGTCCTGATGGAACAGGTAATGTTCAAATAACAAGTGATTTAATAGTTGATACTACTACCTTGGTTGTAGATGCTACTAATAATAAAGTTGGTATTGGAACAGCTACACCATCTACTGCATTAGAAGTAAATGGAACTGTAACCGCAACAACTTTTGCTGGTAGTGGAGCAAGCTTAACAAACTTACCTGCTGCAAATATTACAGGCACTTTACCAGCTATAAGTGGAGCAAACTTAACTAATTTAGATGCTGCTGATCTAGCAAGTGGAACTATCCCTTCTGATAGATTTGCAGCAGATACAATTGCTACAAGCTCACTTGCTGCTGGTGCTTTACCAACAGATGTAACGATAGCAGATACAAATATCTCTGGAAACTTAACGATTGAATCAGCAGATATAGTAGATGGAACAATTGTCAACGCTGATATTAGTGCAAGTGCAGCAATAGCTAAATCAAAACTAGCTTCTTTAGATATAGTTAACGCAGACGTTAACGCTAGTGCTGCTATAGCTGGTACAAAGATTTCTCCTGATTTTGGTAGTCAAGATATAACGGCAAGTGATTTAATTCTGACAGGTACAGGTACAAATACTGACAATTCCTTAGATCTTTCTTATAACGCTACATCAGGAGTCGCTTCAATTAATGCCGATTCAAGCGGTGGAAATACAGAGTTACAGTTAGGCACAAGCAATAATGGTAGTTTAGGTACTAAATTAACTATAAAAAATACTGGCGAAATTGGAATCGGCACAACAACCCCTCTTGCTGACTTGACTGTAACCGATAGTGCGACACATACAGCTTTCGCATCATCAGTGCCTTCTGCTACTGATTGTATGTTGCAGTTATATAACAATCCCTCTAGTGAAACAACAAACAACCACGCCACTATACAATTAGGTGTTAATGGTGGAACACATAATAGGGTTTCTAGTATATCTGCTATTGCCGAATCTGCTAGTAATAGAAAATTAGCCTTAGCTTTCTGTACTGATTCTTCTGCCAATAGAGGAGAAAGGATGCGGATTACAGGTGATGGAAACGTAGGTATAGGTACAAATAGTATACCAACTGGTTTTAAATTAGCAGTTAATGGTGATCTTTCTTTAGGTGAAACAGGTGGTAGTGATAATACATTTATTGACCAAAAACAAAATGGGATGTTGGAAATCATAAATAGTGGAAGAGATGATAACGCTGCTGCTATTCGTATTAATCGTATGAATAACATTTCAGGTGGTACAGATTATTTTAGAGATGTAAATATTTATGATGGAAAAGGAAATTCTGTCATGTATGTTGATGGTAGTGCAGCGTCAGTAGGAATTGGGACAACAAGTCCTAATGGAAAACTTCATGTTCAAACAGGTGCTACTGGCACAATTGCACAGTTTCGTGGTGATAGCACAGATTTATTAAATATTGATGGTGACTCAAATCAAATAACTCTTGATGCTAGAAATGTTGGAGCATTAGCGTTTGAAATGCAAGGATCAGAAGCGATGCGTATAGATTCGTCTGGAAACGTAGGTATAGGTCTTACTCCTAGTTCTGGGCAAGGTATTTTACAACTTAATGGTGGATTAAGAATAGCTGGTAGTGCTTCAGCATCTGATACTAATGCACCTTATATATTTAGAACGTCTGGTGCAGATAATATGGTTCTTGCTACGAGTGGCACAGAACGTATGCGTATAGATTCGTCTGGAAATATAGGCGCACCATCTGGATCAAATATATATAACGCATCTGATTCAAGAGTTAAAAGAAATATTGTTGATCTTGATAAAGGTTTAATAGCTATAAAATCTCTCAGACCAGTCTCTTTTAATTGGATAGATGGTTTTTGTGATGAAGAAAAAAATACTTTATATGGTTTTATTGCTCAAGAAGTTCAAACTGTTGATAGTAATTTAATAGAAGATTTTGCAACAGAACTAAAAATAAATGAAAATAAAATTGAAAATATTTTAAGAGTAAACGAAAAATTTATAATTCCTATGCTTGTAAAAGCAATACAAGAGTTATCAGCTAAGGTTGAAGCACTTGAAGCTAGCTAGTATAATTGGTTAAATTACATTAGTTTTATGGCAACACCTCAAGAGCTTTATGACGAAACAAAAACTCGTCTTGATCTAAACATTGCAAAAGCACAAATGCTTGAAAGAGAAATACAAGAAAAAGTAGCAGAAAAAAATCAACTCACTCAACCAATAATCGAAGATCAAGGTGCTTTAAAACAGTTAGAAAAACTTAGTGATGTTGTACAACCTGTAGAATCAAAGTAAAATAAAACTAAACATTTATTATCATGGCTGTTACTTGGAATGTTGTTTCTTTAGATGCAACAAAAACTGTAGGAAGTTTATCTGATGTTGTCACTACTGTTCACTGGACAGCAAGCGATTCTGAAACTGTAGGTAGTGGTGATTCTGCTGTTGTACATAGTGGCTCTAGTTACGGTTGTGTAGGACTTGCTGCTGCTGATTCTGGATCGTTTACTGCTTATGCGGATATAACAAAAGAAAATGCTATTGCATGGGCTAAAGCTGCACTAGGTACAGATGAAGTTACAAGAATAGAAACAGGTATTGCTGCTCAGATAACAGAATCTAAAACTCCTACTACGACTTCTGGTGTACCTTGGTAGATATTACTGATAGTCCTACATAAAGAGGTGCTAATGCACAGATTCCGCAGAAAGTTATAATAGTCACAGGTACTAATGCTTTTAAAAAGGCTTCTTTAATCATGTTTAATAAAATAGCTAATGTTTTAAGTATTATCTCTTTCATTATGGTAGCTTCCATGAGTGGTGGAGCGTACTTTGGTTACAAGTATGTAACTTCAGAACAGTTTAAATCAAGAGTTATGAATGAAATTCTTGGAAATGTACAGGGAATGATGCCTAAACTACTAGATAAAGGTTTACCAAAAGCAACAGGCCCATCAATGCCAATAATAAAATGAATGGAGATACCTGATATAAGTATCTCTGAGATATACATCCCAGACGTTCCAGCAATCTATACACCTCATTACTTAACTATTACAAAACCACCAGACATTAATGTTCCAGGTTGTACTTATCAACATCGTGATATAAAAAATACTGGTAATCGTAATTTGTTACTGGAAGATCCTAATGGTGTATTTACAACGTGCGACTTTCCGTTCCCTGGCTATATTCCTCTTGACTATACACCTGAGAATCTTGTCATTACAGAAGAAGCACCTGTTGATAATGAGCCACCGCCCTTGCCAGAAACAGAGCAGCCAAAGATTCCTGACTTACCTGAACCACCCCCACCTCCTTTTCCTCCCTGCCCTGGTAAAAATGACCAAAGAGTAGGGGACTTTCGTAACGATAAAAAGTTAGAACGTGTTATTGGACATGAAAGAGGGCAAGATGGATCTGAATGTATAACCCTCTATGAAACAGTTGAGTGGAAAGATCAGTACATACCTTCTGCCCCTCAGTTTGTTGGTGTATTTAGCCTTGCTCTGGTTGGTGCTTCTGCACCATTGGTACTTCAGCTTGTCCGTCCCATAGTTAAACAAGTCGTTACTAAACTAACTAAAAAAAGAAAATCTAATTAAGTTTGTGAGTATGTGGGATAACTTGATTTGGGGGTATGTTTACAATAATATTTTGGCAAGTAGCTGCTTCTGGTGTTCCAGGTTTATATGTAGCTCCAAGCTTTGCTTGTTTTGCACACATTTCTAAACGATAGAGGCTAATTTCCATTTTTGTTTTCTTTATCAGTAGCTTTTGAGCTTCTATATTTACTGCTGTTGCCTCATGGCAAAGGGCTGGTGACTTTCCTAATGGAATATTAAGTTGTGCTGAAATTCCATAATTCAAATTAAAATTATCTTTTTCAAATCTAGGTATTTCTGAATAATATTTTATCTCTCCAGTATCTTCATCATAGATTGGTGTCCTCGTAATATGTTCTTTGGGTCGTGCAAAGGACCAACTATCGGTTAGATAAGGTGTAATTGTAAGGCTAGGAGAAGCACAGACTATGCCCTGACTCATTCTATAGGATGGCATAGCTGATGGAGTTATCATCGTTGCGTTATTATTAACTACTCCCTGTGCATTGCTGCTAGGAGAAGCAACTGTTGTATTCGCCAAAACCCTTGCAGGGCAAAGGATTATAGCTATTGTCCAAATGTAGTTGTAGTTTCTGTGGTTGTGCTTGTATTTATTTGACGAGTTATAGTTGTTGTCGTATCCAGCCCTGGAGTGATTAATGTTTCTTGTAGAGAGAAAGCTGCTCCATCGTTTACGATTCCCCAACGTGGTATAGCTTCTAAGTTTGGTGAAGTCCAATTAAAATTTACTCCCCCGACTGTTTGTTCATTCGTAGTCGTAGGAGTAGGGTTGATATATCCCGTTTCAGATTTAATATTATGTCCTGATGCTGAGTAAGAGTATCCTGTCCGATATTGATGGCTCGTGATCGTTTCATTAATTATTGATTCAGATGTGCTAGATGTTGTAGAGCTTCCTGTACGAAACTGTGGAACTACAGGAACAGCAAAGGCTCTTACTGGTAATAGTAATAAAACTAGCAGCCAAAGTCTAGTCAATCGTAATAGTAACTTTAGTAGATCCTATACAGCTAGTACCACTGCCTCCAGCCGTGCAAGTATGAACCCCAGAACTCAATGACGTTAAAGCAAGCGATCCAGCCGTACCGCCTGATCCAACAGTAGTCTGTCCACTTAATACTGGCAATGCTGCTATACCACTGGAAGGGGTGACAGTAGATGGTGTAGCATCACCCATAATTACCGATTCTGTTTTGCTAAAAGCTGACCCTGCATTTGTTACTGTAGTGTCTGTTTGTATCATCGCTGGAACGCCATTAGTTAACGATCCAACATTTATCCCACCAATTTTTCCTGATGTTGTGGTATCTCCTATAGTTACAGATGGTGTAATATTATTTCCGCTAAGACTATATGTAGTTCCTACCTTGTTGGTTACTACATAAGGCATATCAACAGTTATTTGTGCAGAGGTTACAAATTCCTGTTTTATATCTGCAAATGCAGCCGATGGAAGAAATAGAAGCAAAAGTGGTAAAAGTTTTTTCATTGGGTAGTTACTTTAGATTCTTTATTATCAGTTATTTTAGCGTCACCATTGTCTTTCTTCTTACCTTTTATAGAAAAACCTAGTGACGCAGTACTAGCTGAAAAAATACTTGCAATAAATGTAGGATCAAAATCTACAATCTTTTTACCATTAGGTGTCTCATAATAAGACAACGTTAATAAAGTGGCAGACCATAGTAAAACACAAACCTTTACTACGGTTTCAACCTTACTTTGTTCTTGTTCTTCCATGTTGTTTATAAGAAAACCCTACTTTGGGGTGAATAGGGCTTATTGACTTGTGCGAGGAGTCAAGCCAAAATTAGCAAATAAGTACATAATTGGAAAGTATATACCACTAAATTCATGCTTGCCCTATTAAAACCAATCCTTCTCACCTTTCTCAAATCAAAAGCCATACGTCAACTTGCATTGGATCTTGTTCGTGCCTGTGTAGAAAAAACAGATAATGATGTTGACGACAAATTATGCGATATGTTGGAGCAAGCACTCTTTCCAGGTAAATGAACCATAAGGAATTTTTTAATGTTCTAATTGGAAATCCACCACCAGAAATAGAACTTGAAATAGAAATTAAAAAAAGGGAGGTAGAAGAACTACCAAATTTTGTAATGAAAGAATATTGTCTTAACTTAGTAAAAGAAAACAAGCTGCAAGATGTGTTAATAATGGCTGCCATGCAACGTATCACTGAAACAGAAACTAAACTGTTACGAGTAGAAATGGCTTTACATCACCACACAAAAAATCTTAAACAACCAAAGAAAAAATATAAAAGCAAAAAAACTTTACTCGACAGATTTAAGACCATGTTGAGCATGTTCAGATGACCTTTTATCATCCCATAAGACTTTGTAATAGTATTGTTTTGTACCAACCTTGTTAACTCTTGTAAAAGCTTCTTTAATGCTACCTTCTTTTAATATGTACTTATTAGAACGCACTGCTGTCATTTTTCTTTTTACACGATCATCAACTTTAAACCGTTGACCAATTAGCTTATTGGGCATAATTTGTTAAAAAATAGTATATTAGTTTCAACAAACATTTTACCTATGAAAAAAGTAAATAAGATAGAACTATTAGAAACTCTTCATACTGTTCTCATACAAGAATTATTAGACAAGGTAAAAAGTGGAGATGCAAAACCTGGTGATTTAAACGTAGCAAGACAACTGTTGAAAGATAATGGTATTGAATGTATTCCAACAGAGAAGAGTCCAATGGAAGATCTTATGTCAAACCTTCCAGATCTTGATGTAATACCTGCTCTTGAAAGATAATTGCAACCTTTACCAGAAAAACTACAAGACTTTAGATACTTTCTAATCATAACGTGGCGGCATTTAAACCTACCTGACCCCACACCAGTTCAATTAGACATAGCTGAGTATTTACAGCATGGACCTCGTAGAAAGATCATACAGGCCTTTAGAGGGGTGGGTAAGAGTTGGATAACATCCACCTATGTTGTATGGAAACTACGGATGAATCCACAATTAAAGTTTCTTGTTGTCTCTGCAAGTAAAGATAGAGCAGATAATTTCTCTACATTTACCATGAGGTTGATCAATGAGATGCCAATATTAGCTCCGTTGCGTCCAGAAGACACTCAGAGAAACAGTAAGATAAGTTTTGATGTTGGACCTGCATCTGCTGATCATGC